CTAATAAAGCTCTCTTTTCGTTTGCCGTGAGAACATCGAGCAGCGCATCCGGTATGTAGTTAATCGGTTTGAAAGTTGTTATCGTCCAATCCATACCCGGATAAATCATGCTGAATACTTCCTGAATCAATTCTTGGTCGATTTTTACATCATTGCTTAACTCCAAAGAAGCGTTTGCGAGTGCCTGTTGATTGCCTAATATGGATGCATCTTGAAACCCATTCAATACCGGTGGAACTCCGAACAATCTACACACCGCCCTATCAATAATATCCCGCTTTGCGTTTGCCGCGTCAACAATACTTTTAGCATCGAATGATTGCAATACAGGTGCTTCCTCTTTGGTGCGCACATTCATAACCATTAAGCGCATACGCCCACTACGTCCGTTTTGGTCTTTTACATTTCCGGTAAATGCCTCTAATCCTTCATCGAATGCCTCTTTTTCTGTGTAACCGCTTTCGTCTTTATGCACGTTATCCAAATCCCCAAAGGTTGTAAGTATAGCAGAGGGCATAAAAGCATTAACAACACTTTCGTTATCTAACTTCTGCAATTCGCTCGAAGTCCAGATGTCCTCAATCCCTGCATAGTAATCGGGAATACCGTATTGAGGATTGTCCGCGCTTTTATGATAGCCGTAAATCATTTCACCGTTCTTAATAACGGAGGCGAGTTCAGATTCCGTAAGCACCCGCGCACCTTTAAAAGATTCTATTATTTGTTCTTTATCGGCATCGAATTTTAAAGCGGAGTAGGTAGGATTGTAGCTAAATTTACCGTCTAATTTTCTCCTAACGTCCTGTAATGGATAGACTTTAACCTCTACAATTTCACTTGCTAAATTTCTTTTGATATGAAGATTAAAACCTTTAAAGTAGGTTTGGTAAACAGCGATTTCAAACAATAATTTGTTAGCTGTTTTGTTTGGCGATACTTCAAATATTGCGGCTTGCTCATCTTGAAATCCATTTGCTGAAATATAGGCGGCTCGTTTTGTTACCGCTCGTTTAGCCGTTCCACTATTCAGCACCCATTTCAATAGGTTGTTTGGGAGTAGGTTATCTTTCCCAAAAAAGTAAATGCCTTTCGATTCATTCTTGATTTCAGGAATGAACATATTTAAGAAAGGCAAAACCTTTATGAATGATTTAAAACTCTTTTTTTCTGCCACGTTCTAGGTGCTTATAATTCTTTGGAATAATCCCTTGTATATCGCTCAATCCACTTCTATGGAAAACTAAAGGTTGCTTCACCTTGTAAAATCTATACGCTCCCATCATCATTGAAAATACTTTGTCCGTTGGGTAATCGTTATTTTTTAACCAGTGTAAAACCGTGTCGTAAAAATTGCCATGCACCACATATCCAAACGCTCCATACATTTCCAACACGCGCACCCAATTCTCATTAAACAGTTCCGGCTTTCTATGAACTCCGATTGTGCCATTCAAAAACAGCATATCGAAATCATTCAGCCATACCTTATCTAGTTTCTCAAAGAACTTATCTTCAAACTCCACATCATCTTCTATAATCAAAACACATTCTAACCCGTCCTCTTTGGCTTGCTCTATCGCTTTAATATGTGATAGCCTACACGCTTTTTCCCTTCCTTTTATTCCTTCACCTTCAATCGCTTCTATCCTTACGATTTCACCAACTTTCCTCCCTTCGCTTTCAATCGACTTCCACCGCTCTTTTGACTTTCGGAGGTTGATGCAGTAGATGCCTCCAATTCGTTTGGGGAGAGTGGTTTAAATTCTACTACCGGCAAATCGGGTTGACCTTCAATCGCATGTGCATACTTTGGAATACTAAGCAATATCAACGCCCTTTCATCATTTAGATTTTGAGAGTTGATAAATATCATAGCTCCATTTTGAGTAACAGGGAAATCCGTTTTTTCAAATTCCTTTTTAATTTTATATCCCATACTGCTTGTTTCTTTTTTGCTGTTTTTATTAGCCCACCTTACTAAAGTATTGTAAGCATCTTGTAAGCACCCCCCGCAGTTTCGCGGCAAATCATATCCGTAAACTTCTTTAAATAACAGAGGGAGCGAATCTTGCGATTTCGCAAATCCAACTCCCTCCATTACTTTTATCTTTTCAATTAGCAAAGCAAATCGAGCGCGTCTATATTTTGAGTTAAGTAAGCAGCCGCACCCGGCAATGCTGCACCTAATTGTAAAACCTTTGGAAGTTCTGTTTCTTCGCCACTGATAACTATTGTAATACTTGTATCATCGTTAATCAAAGCGCCAGAACTATCGGTGGCAGATTCACAGCGAATGCCTTTTGCATATCCGTAAACTTCAAACAAGCCACTAGCCATTTGAACGAATGCAACTAAATCATCTGCATTACACAAAGCCTCGATAGCAGTTCTTTCGCTTGGATAGAAGTAATTCAATTTAGCAGTCACGGCTTGCTTCCATGTGTTAGTGTTAGCACCAACTTGTAAAGCGTTACCGGTCATGTGCTTTTTAGTCTTGCCAACAAACTTATAAAGATAAGCAGGTGGTGAAGCGGTCAAAGTAACGGAATCAATGTATAGCGCACCGTTTTCGGTAAAAGTAATTTCGGAAAGGTTTCCGAAGTAAATTGTTTTTTCAACGCCCCCGATTTTATCGAGTGCTAAACACGAAGCATCAAGCCCCGCTGAAATTTTTGTAGTGCATGTAGTTGCCATTTCTTACTTATTGTTTTATGATTAAGGGGAGGCTTTAGACCTCCCCCGCTTCTTGTTTTTTAGAATCCTGCGTAAACGTTCAAATCTCCGTAGCCGTAGTTGTAATCAATCAAACAAGAACCAACTCCGTAAACTTGACCTGTCAATTTATCGGTGAATACATCTGCCTCTGCAAATCCATTTCCATCCATAAGCAAACGGTGGTTAGCAGGGTCTGTAAGGATTACACGGTAAGGATTAGTAGGCAATGATGGAGACCCTGAAAGGAAATCAGTTTCAAGTCTTTCATCTACGATTTTAGGAACAAAAATTTTGATACCCTTGAAAGTAGTAACCATCATTCCATCGGTTACATATTGAGTTTGAATCGCTCCGGCTGTATTCTGTGTAGTAACCTCCAAATAATTCAAATACTTATCCATAACCGCTTGCGTCCATATCCAAATCTTCTTGTCATTGGAGATGTTTTTAAGTTGGCGAGATTGCAAATCATAGATGCCGGACATTGTTGTGAAGAAGTTAGCCGTGGAAAGATTAGCCGCTACGATTGCGCCTGCATTAACAGTTCCGTCAACTGCAGTAGCACCTGTTTTTAGTCTTTTGTAAACACCGTCTGCCAAAGAATAGTAGTCATCCGGTGTAGCCGCTGTATCTCCCAAAAATAAGATAGAAAGCAAGTCACGATTGAAAGCATATTTCTGTTGCTCAACCATAAATGCCACAACCTCTGGAGTAATATCTTGTTTCTTCCAACCGTTTGGCAATTTATCGCCAAACAATTTTTTCAATACTACCTCATAGCACTGTTGCACGTTTGCCTGTAATTCTATAGGGGTCAAAGTCTTCTTTGTGAAGGTTGACATTGTGCCTTTGAACGAAGGCGCACAAGCTGTTTTTGTGCCTGTAATTTTATCTACGTTGGTATTGAAAAATATTTCACGTGGCATTACACCTATCGAAAGGTCGAAAGGCAAAGCCTGAATAGAAGGGTCATCAAGTAGTGGTTTAAAATAAATATCCCATTGGGTTGTTGCAATGGAGGGAACCGATGTAATTAAATTTGCCATTTTGTTTTATTGTTTTTTGTTAGTGTTTAAAATTATTTAGATTGTTTTTCTCTTAGCTGTTTTGCGTATGCCTCCATTGGCGAAAGTGTTTCTTTTGCAGCTTCTTCGCCTTTGAACATTTGGGTAATTTCTTCATTCAACTTATCGCCTGTGAAAAACTTCTTTTGGAAGTTTGTAAACTTGGTTTCGAATGATGCAGTCAATTCTACTTTAACAGCTTCCACCGCTTCATCCACTTTCGCGGTTACTTCGGTTTCCTTTAGAGCGATAGCCGCTTCCAGTTCTGCCACTTTCGCTTTAGCCTTTTCAAGTTCGCTATCAGCAGAAACAACGTCCTTTACTTCGGTTACGGCTCCACCTGTTACCATGTATTCTTTGCCGTCAACTGTATGAACTCCATCCGGTGCAGGGGTAGTCATCGCTTCGTCTGTAAATACTTTTGTGCCTACTTCCAAAACTCCTTCGTAGAAAATATCTACTCCCTCAGAAGTTTTTACTGTGTCATTCTTTACAACAGGTTTTACAATAGCCGCTATCTCATTCTTGAAAGCGGTAAACATGTCTTTAATTTTGTCTTCGAAATTTGCCATTGCGTTTATTGGTTTAGTTATGTGGGCAGCAAACTTGTATAGTGTTACTGCTTTAATTTGTGTAGAAATAATATTGTCAATTAGACCAAGTTCTTTAGCCTCTGTCATGCTTAGTGACTTAGCTTCTTTCATCTTAGCTAAAAAGAAATCAGCATCACCGTTCCCGCTGTTAGCGTAAAAGTTAGCTAGCTTAGTTTGGTTTGCTAAAAGGTCGTCCGCAATCGCTTGAATATCTGCCGCCTCTAAAGGGTCGGGAGATTGTGGTGTCCATGAAGGAGGGTGAATAAAGTAGTCTGAATTTTCATAACCGCTCCGCTTTCCCTTCTTTCCGGCTTGTGCAATTACAGTTGCAATAGACCCGCACAACCCTAATACAGTAGTGTTTACTGTCTGATTGAGGGAGGCAAGTCTATCATATATTGCAAAGCCTTCTGTTACATATCCACCGCCACTATTGATGATAACATTTATTTCCGTTTCATCAGTAGGCATCGCGGCTAATTGAGTATTAAGATTTTTGAGGGTGAAACAATCACCGCCAAACATCCCGCTCTCTCCTATAAACCCGTCTATGTGAATTTCGTATGCCATTTTCAAAAACAAAAATCTACATAAAACTTTGGTTAATCGGTTTAGTATGTTACTTTCGCATAAAAATAATTCCATGAAACAATTTGCTTTCGGCTTTGTGTGGTTTCTATTCTCAATATTTATTTGCTATTTACCGTTATCGTTTGCGGCATGGAGTTTCAACCCTTACGAGTGGACGCATTGGGAGAGGTTCGCGTTTGCGCTATTTGCGTTTGTCGGTATTGGTATAAATTACATTAAGTCTATTCTGCCAAAACAGATTTATAAAGTATGAGTTTGACCCGAAAGGACGGTATCAAAATAGAACAAGTAGCAACCTATTTGCAGGGGTCGCTTAGAAAGCGTTTCCATGAAGAAATGGCAAGGGAGGAGGAGGGTAAAGCAACATTAGTGAGGCGATTAATTAAAGAGGCATTAGCCGCACGTGAAGAACGTAGGCATAACGGAGCAAGAACCAATAGGCTATGACCAAAGAATTTAAGTTAATCGAAATGCAGCAACTCCATAAAATGACTTGCCCGCAAATCATGTTTGAATACTTCATGGATAACTACTGCCATAAGTTACTAGAAGAAACGCACGGACTAAAAAAGGTTTACGTTATAGTTGATACGCATTTCAAATTTGAATACAGAAAGAAAACTTTAGAGGTAGCATGACACTATCAATCCTAATCTGCTCAATCGAAGAGCGCACCACTTCACGCGCTCCGTTACTTCACACGCTGTTGCATGGCATAGGGCGGCATCATTCCGCTACATCCGGCAATATCCAACGGCACGAAGGCGCACAAGCTGAGATAATTATTTGCACCGATAACAAAGTTTTGTCCGTTGGTGCGAAACGTAATCTTTTAATCAGTAAGGCGAAGGGAAAATATATCTGCTTTGTAGATGATGACGATATTGTGAGTAATGCGTATGTATCAAAGATACTGGAAGCGGCTAAAGAAAACCCTGATGTAATTGTGTTCGATGTAGCACGTTATGAAGGCGGCAAGCCCGATAGAATGGCAAGGTATGGAGCAGAATATAAACGTGATTCTAATACGGCTAACTGTTATTACAGACTCCCAAATCATTTGATGCCTGTGTTGCGCTCAATCGCTTTGAAAGAACCGTTTAAAGAAATTTCATTCGGTGAAGATAGCGACTATTCACAACGGATATTGCCACACTTGAAAACGCAAACTAGAATAACCGAAACACTTTACGAATACAGATTCGATAAAACTAAATCTGCTACTGCACAATGAACTTCGTAATCTATGCACCGGGTGATTACACCCCCAACGGAGGCGGCTGTGTCGCACTACATAAGTTAGCGCATAACATCGCGCTATGTGGGCAACGTAGCTACATTATGACATCGAAAACTAATCCTAACTATCTAGGTATTCAGTGCAGTGAAAAAGAAGCTATTGAGCTATGCAAAGACGGCATCGCTATCTATCCCGAAGTTGTTTGTGGCAATCCGTTTCACGCTAAAAAAGTAATGCGCTGGATATTATACCACGTTAGAAATCACGATAGCTTTGGCAAGTTTGCAGCAACCGATTTGATTTACAAGTATGCACCATATTTCAACCTTAGATTCGAGCAACCTATACACGGTGAACTCCGAGCGCACGAATTGAACCTAGATATTTTTTACGATAAAGGTTATGAGCGTTCGGGGGATTGCTACCTAATTAAAAAGGGCAATGATAAAGAACATAACAGGCATCGTGAAGGTGCGATTAAGTTAGATAACTACCCATCGAAAGGAGGCAATGAATATTTATCGGAGGTGTTTAACCGGTGCGAAAGGTTTATTAGTTACGATACAGCTACGTGGCTTAACGTAATGGCTTCGCTGTGTGGCTGTTTAAGTATTGTTTCGCCCGATATTGGCGTTACACCTGAACAATGGCACAATGGATTTAACTACTTTAAATACGGAATAGCATACGGTGAAAAAGATATTGCCTATGCGAAACAAACAGCGCACCTGTTGAAACCTGAACTGCTAAAGATTGAAGCGGAAACAATTAGCGAAACACGAAACTTTATTAAACAGGCGTATCTTTTATGAAAACCATCTTCTTCACCATTTGCGACACTGAATTTCTGAAAGGTTTACCCAATGCGCGCAACCTAGATTTTTACGGGTTTATCAAACTATTGTAGCCACTTATGGCAGTTGATATAATCATCTTATCCTACGCAAAGACGCAGAATCTTTTAGAACTTACTCAAA